AAACTCTATTTTCGGCGGCATGCTCACGACTCAGGGGGCCGCCAAAAAAACCAACTGCGACGCGCTGGGTATCCCGTGGGAGCCGCGTTACATGTTGATCGGTGATGCGAACGGCACCGATCCGGTGCCCAGTTCATCGCAAACCAAGTTGGTCAATCAGGTCTATCGCGCGCAGCTCAATCAGCTGCGCGTCTCTCCCACCGACGACAATGTGTTGATCGCCGAGCTGGTGTTGCCGCCGGACGTGGGCGGCTGGTGGATTCGTGAGCTGGCGCTGGAAGACAAGGATGGGGTGTTTTCGGCGGTGGCCAACGCCGCGCCGAGTTACAAGCCCTTACTGGCGCAAGGGTCAGGGCGTAACCAAGTGGTACGCATGCACATCGTCACCAGCGGCACCGCGAACATTCAGTTGAAAATCGATCCATCGGTGGTGTTGGCGACACGTGAGTACGTCGATCAAAAGGTGCTGGAGGAGCTGGGCAAGCTGGACTTTAAGCACTCGGTACGGGTGGCGACCACCGCCCCTGTGGTGCTGATCGGCCTTCAGACCATTGACGGGGTCGCCCTGGTTGCCGGCGATCGCGTGTTGGTGAAAAACCAGGCCGTGGCCAAAGACAACGGCCTTTACGTGGCGGCTGCGGGTGTGTGGGCGCGTAGCGCGGATGCCGACAGCAGTCTGGAAGTGACGCCCGGGCTGTTTGTGCATGTCGAGCGCGGCACCATCAACGGCGACAGCATTTGGCAACTGGTGACGGATGCGCCGATTGTCCTGGGCGTGACGGATCTGCTGTTTGAAATGGCGGCCGGGCGCACCGGTATCAATGCCGGCACATACCGTAGTGTGACCGTGGACAAATACGGTCGTGTGGTGGGTGGGACCAACCCGACCACGCTGGCCGGTTATGCGATCACGGACGCCTTCACCAAAACTGAAACACTCGACTTGATTAACGGGACGAGCCAAGTCCCTTTGGTGGAGGTCAGCACCTCAAGGCCCTTGGTGGCGAACGAGTTGGGGCTTGTCCTGATTGATGCCAGCGCGGGGGCGTTGACGGTTGATCTGCCCGATGCCAACTCAGCGCTGGGCGTTCGTAGTGTGGTGGTGCGACGGGTCGATAACACCAGCAACCGGCTGACAATCAAGGCGGCCGTTGGCAACAAAATCAAGTTTCATACCCATCTGAATGCGGCCGGCTATTCGTTTTTTTACCTGATGGGGGCCGGGGATTATTGGCATTTGCGCAGTGATGGCAAGGGCAACTGGATACCGATTGCGCGCCTAGACGGTACGGCACTCGGGCGGCCCGTGCTTGAAACGACGACCGTATTGAATCCAGGGGGCCACGTCCCGTTGGGCAATGCCCTCTTTGTTCGTGCCGATTGGCCATGGTTGTGGGACCACGCTCAACAGTCGGGAATGCTGACTACGGAAGCCGCTCGCGCGGGTATGGAGGGCGGCTGGACCTCGGGCGATGGCGCGACCACGTTCCGTAGTCCAGATCCGCGCGGTAAATTCTTCCGGCCCCTTGACGAGTCTGCCGGGATTGATCCTGGCCGTCCTGCGGGCAGCTATCGGCTCGATGATTTCAAGAGTCACGCCCACTATGCAGCTTCCACAGGCTACGGCACGCAGGCGATGGGCGGCGGGAGCATCACCTATGCCACCCCGGCTGGTGGCAGCACTGGCGCCGCTGGCGGCGCTGAGACGGTCCCGAAAAACATTGCCTATCCGGGCCGAATTAAAGTGATCTGAGGTGCTAATGAATATCTATGTGTTCGACCCGCTCGGCATCCTGACCGGGCCGTTTGAGTTTCCAGATTTTCCCGAGGTCCCGGGATTTGGCCAGTATCTGCCGGGCAATACCGTCCAGCTGGAAAAGCCTCTGAGCCAGCCCGAGGCTGGCCACGTATGGGTGCTGGTCGAGGAGAAGCCGCAACAATTGGCCGACTATCGCGGCATGGTTTTCCGCACGGAAGAACCAGGCGTCGCGGAGGAGTATTCCGCGCTTGGCGATCTGCCTGAAGGACTGACCGCCAAGCGCTGGCCAGGTCAGTTCTATGTGTGGGCTGGTGGGGACTGGGTTCTGGATGCGGTGGCGCAGATTGCAGCGGCGCAAGCGGGAGAGCGAGCGTGGCGCAATGCGCAAATTGCGAGCACCGATTATCTGGTCATGCCTGATTACCCGCTAAGCGCCGATCAACGCGCGGAGCTGTATGCCTATCGACAGGCTCTGCGCAACTGGCCGGAAGCCGGGCAGTTCCCGGATCAAAAAGACCGACCGGTGTCGCCGAGTTGGATCGCCGACCAACCCAAATAAACGCCCCGCACTGACGGGGCGTTTTCTTTTCCATTACGCGTAACACGAACATCCCTGACAGCCTCGCTTATGTGGGGCTTTTTCGTTTCTGGAGATTGAGCCTTATGAGTTTCTTTCACGGCGTCACCACTTCGTTGATCGACAACGGCGCACGGACTATTTCGCTGCCGTCGTCGTCGATCATCGGCCTGTGCGACACCTTCACCCCAGGCATTCTCGGCGGCGGTACGGCCAAGGCCGGCGAGCTGGTGTTGCTCACGTCCGAGCGCGAAGCCATTGCCGCGTTCGGCCCTGACTCGGCGATCACCAAGGCCGCCCAGGCGATCTATGTGCGCGCCAAAGCGGTGATCGTCGCGATCGGCGTCCCTAAGCTGGAAGACGCCGCGCTGCAAACATCCGCCATCATTGGCGGGGTGCTGGCCGATGGTCACCGTACCGGCCTGCAAGCGCTGCTCGATGGCAAGAGCAAGCACAACGCCCAGCCGAAACTGCTGATCACCCCGAAGCACTCGGCCACCCAAGCCGTGGCCACCGCCATGGATGCCCTGGCCGCCAAGTTGCGTGCGATCGCCATCATCGACGGCCCGAACACCACCGATGAAGCGGCCTTGGCCTACGCCCTGGAGTTCGGCAGCAAGCGTCTGTACATGGTCGATCCCGGCGTCAAGTACTGGGACTCGGTATTGAGCGCAACCATCGATGCGCCGGGCTCGGCGTGGGTGGCGGGCCTGTTTGCCTGGACCGACGCCACGTACGGTTACTGGGCATCGCCGTCGAACAAAGAGTTTGTCGGCATCACCGGCACCACGCGCCCGATCGAGTACCTGGACGGCGACGAAACCTGCCGAGCCAACCTGCTGAACAACGCAAACATCGCCACGATCATTCGTGACGGCGGGTATCGCCTGTGGGGTAACCGCACGCTGTCCAGCGATCCGAAATGGGCGTTCGTCACCCGGGTGCGGACCTGCGACATCCTCATGGATGCGATCCAGGCGGGGCACAAGTGGGCGGTCGACCGCTCGATCACCAAGACCTACGTGCAGGACGTGACCGAGGGCCTTCAGGCGTTCATGCGCGACCAGAAGAACGCCGGCGCGGTGATCAACTTCGAGGTCTACGCGGACAAGGAGCGGAACACGGCCAGCCAAATCGAGCAGGGCAAAGTGTTCTGGCGCATCCGCTTCACCGACGTGCCGCCGGCCGAAAACCCGAATTTCCTCATTGAAGTCACCAACGAATGGTTGACCGAAGTTCTTGAATCCGCCTAAGGGGCTCGCACGATGATTCCTCAAGTTCTCTCCAACATGAACGCCTTTGTCGACGGTGTGAGTTTCGCCGGCGACGTGCCCACCCTGTCGCTGCCCAAGCTGACGCAAAAGACCGACGACTATCAGGGCGGCGGCATGTCCGCCCCGATCGAAATGGGCATGGGCCTGGAAAAGCTGGAAGCGGCCTTTACCACCAACGGCGTGCGCCGTGAGGCGCTGAAGTACTTCGGGCTGGCCGATCAGACCGCTTGCACCATCGTCTTTCGAGGCGCCTTCAAGGGCCTGAAAGGCGCGATCACGCCGGTGGTGGTCACCCTGCGCGGTGGCATCAAAGAGGTCGACATGGGCGACTGGAAGCCGGGCGACAAGGCGGAAATCAAGCACGCGATCAAGGCCATTTATTACAAGCTCGAAATCGACGGGCGCGTGATGTACGAGATCGACCCACTCAACATGATTCAGGTGGTCGACGGCGTCGATCAACTGGCGGAAGAACGTTCGGCCCTCGGCCTCTAAGGACTCATAGAACATGACTCAAGTAACTCAAGACACCACCGCCCCGACCTTGCCGAAGTGGCTGAAGCTGAGCGATGAGGGCGTGACCGTAACGCTCAAATACCCAACCCTGATCAGCAATGTGTTGACCGACGTGGTGACCATGCGCGCGCCCAGCGTCAAGGACTGGCGCGCGTCCAAGGTCGCCGGCAACGGTGACTATGAAAAACAGGAGCTGTCGTTGTTCGGCAGCATGACCGGATTGACCGAAGCGGACCTGCTGACCTTGAAATACAAGGACTACAACCGTCTTTCGGCGGGCTATTTTCGCCTGGTCGAAGAAGACGACGTTTAACGCCGTCACGCTGCGGGACACGGCTCAACGCTTGGCCAAAGAGACCGGATTCTCGGCGGCCGAGATTGAGGCGCTGCCCTTCGATCAGATGCTGTGGTGGCTCACGGATTGAGCCGCCTTTGAACTCCCCGACGTATAGGGCACGCACATGGCGAACAAACTCGCGCTCGGCCTGGTCATTGGCGGGGCGGTCAGCTCCACGGTGGGCTCGGCGTTCAAGGACGTCACCAGTCGCATCCAGCGGCTGGAGGCAACCGGCAAAAAAGCCCGGGTGCTGGAAAAGACCATTGGCGACACCATGCGCCTGCGCGACGAATGGCGCCGGGCGCACATGGCGGGCGAAAAGGGCGCCTCGGCGTTGCAAAAGCAACTCGAAAGCAACCTGAACAGCCTGAAGAAAGAAGGCGTGGAAGTGCGCAATCTGACCAAGGCCTACTCGGCCATGGGCCAGGCGGCGCACAAGGCCGAGCTGAAGGCCAAAGGTCACCAGCAACTCGACGAAGGCAAGCAGAAGCTCAAAAGCAGTGTCGGCCAAGCGGTGGCCGCCACGGCGGCGATGGCGATTCCGACCAAGGTCAGCGCGGACTATGGCGCGATCATTCGCGACATTGCGATCAAGTCGAACATTGCCAACAAGCCCGAAGAAGCGCAGATGTCGAAGAAGATTATCGGCACGTCGCGGGACACGGGTATGGCGCGTAACGACGTGGCCGAAGTGGTCAACGCCCTGGTGGGCGCCGGCATGGAATTGGACAAGGCGTTGTCTTACGCGCCGACCGCCGCCAAGTTCGCCGTGGGCCAAGGCTCTGACGGTGGCGAAACGGCCAAGATGATCAACGCCCTGGGGCAGAACGCCAAGATCACCGACCCGGCCATGATGCAAAAGGCCCTGGAGGCGATCGCCTA